ATGAGTTACAAATCAATTAAAGACGTTGTAACTATGTTGCAAGAAAACGGTTTTGAATTTAAGAGTCAGAAAGGTAGCCACTTGAAGTTTGTCAAAGGCGACAAGACAGTTATCGTACCGAATCATAACAGCAAAGGCGTTGAGAAAGGCACTTATTACAGCATTTTGAGACAAGCGGGGCTAAAGTAGCCCCCCTTGTTCTCATTTAAAAAAATAGGAGGTAATATGAAAACGGTAGAAGTAATTGTTGAACATGCGGGAAAGAATCTAAGTGCGTACATCGAAGGTGCTCCGGTCATTACTGTTGGTAACGACATGAAAGAGATTGAGGATAATATGAAAGAGGCTATCGAATTGTACTTAGAAGACAATCCTAATCCAGTAGAGATTCTGACCGGAGAATTTGAGCTAAAGTTTAAGATCGATGCTGCCACTTTTATCAATTACTACAGCAGCATCTTCACGAAAGCGGCATTAAGCCGGATAACCGGCATCAATGAACGTCAGTTGTGGCATTATGCTGCCGGAGTGCATAAACCCCGCAAACAACAACTGGAGAAGATTCAGAAAGGTATTCAGTCTTTGAGTAAGGAATTGTCGGTTATAAATTTATTGTGATAATGGAAAATACAGAAATTGTTTTAAATTTTCCTGTACATAAATTGAATAGTGAAATAACAGAGAAAATTTCAAAAATTCGATCATCGCAAATTCCAGAACAAATTCAAAAAGGATTGCAAAATGAAATTATGTGGGTTGATCTCTTAGGGAAGATTACTACGGTCGCTGAGTTAGATTCTCTTAATAGAGTCAAGTTATCTTCTGCATATTGCCAGTTCTTATGGATCATATGTGATATAGCAATTAAAACTTATGATGCTAATGTTTTAGAATTGGAATTGGCAAAAGAAACAAAGGAAATAAAAGACGCTTTAATTAAAATGGTAAAACTGTCTCAAAAAAGAACAAAAGAAATTGATGTGTTAAACGAAATTATAGATCATCAGGCTGTTTTTGAGAAGGCTTTTTCTGAATTTGGACTAGCAGAACAATTGATAACAACTAAATTCACAAAGGAGGATGTTAGCCGTTTTAATTGTTTGGATATGACCAGTGATTATGGAAGTAAAACTAATTCAGTCTATTGTTATGGTATAATTTTTATTCTTTTGCATGAATTAGCTCATTTCCGATTTGGGCATATTTGTCCTACTAAAGAAGATGAGAAAGATGCAGATAGTTTGGCCTTTTGGGATATTTATTATGACGTTCTAGATACAGATAAGATTACTGCGACTCTTGGGGTTATTTCAGCTCTTTTTTCATTACTGTTTTTTTCAAAGGATTTAAATGGAGATGAACAACATCCTGACGAAGACAAAAGAGTATTTGAAATATTTGACATAGTGCGAGACGATTGTGCTAATTACGCAGGATTGATAGTACAATTTTTTAAACTATGGGCTTTCTATTGGAATATAAAAGATTTTCCTTCTATGTCAGAAACATATGAACAAACCTTAGATGATATTAAGAATTGGCTTGAAAAAAAGAAAAAATAAAATCGTTAGGCGTGATTCCTACCCGGTTTCACGCCTTTTTATATATATTCAGCACATTGCCTCTTAATGTGCTTTTCTTCTCCCTTCAAAATTTCCCCTTCTATTCCCATCCATTTACTTTTATGCTGATTTTACGACAATAGCTCTATTGTCATGTATTCCGTATTCTGAAATTTCTTATCTATACATAACCTATCTACTTTTATACCAAAGATTTTAAACGAAAATTCATACGGTATGAAAGAAAAGATTTTAGCATTACTCAAAACCAAATTCCCTGGGGTTGATGAAGCTACTTTAAGCCGGATCGCTGAAAAGAAAGCGGTCGGTGTTACGGACGAAAGCCAATTACAGACAATCGCGGATGGAGTAGGCTTTCAGGACGTGTTAAATTCCTATGGTGATTTCCGGGCTAATACAGCCGTTACCTCCGCAGTGACTAACTACGAGAAGAAACACGGCTTGAAGGACGGTAAGCCAATCGAAATCGAGAAACCGGTAGAAAAGCCTGTTGAGAAACCTGCTGATGACATGGCAACCATCATCGCCAATGCAGTGAGCGCAGCCATGAAACCTCTCTCCGATAAACTTACTCAGTTTGAGACAGAGAAGTTACAGGCTACCCGTCAGGAGCAGATTTTGGCAAAGGCTAAAGAGTATGGTATTCCCGAATCGCAAGCAAAGCGTTACGGTATTCCTGAGGACGCAGACTTGGATGCTTATTTCAAGGATGTAAAGCAGGAATTGACGAACGAAGGCTTTGAGGGCGTGAGAAGTCCCGAAGTAGGTGGTGATACGAAAACGGAAGCGGAATCTATCGCCAGCATGATTAGCGAGGGGACAAAAACGATTGTTGAACAAAACAAAAATTAATCATGGCAGCAGGTACTAAGTACAATTTAATCCCTGAAAAGGAGGTGCAAGAATTTTACCGTGTTGAATCCGGTGTCAGAAAGAGCGGCCCGTGGAAGTTGGATATTACCAATCTGGTGGTAGGATCTTTCTTACCTGTGTTCACCCCGGTTCAGGCTGATTTGGTAAAGCGCACACTTGTACCCGTCCGCAACGTGAAAGTTGTGGAAGTTTATGCTAATGGAGCAGATGCTTTATCTATCAAAATCGCAAAAAAATCGCTGGCTTATGTTGGTATGTTCATTGGGAACGGCACTAAAGGTGCAGAGGTTTCCGCTATCGACAAATCAAACGAAAACTACGACGTTCTGACTATCAAAGCCGCTTTCGGTGCTGATATTGAGAAAGACACTGTTCTTTTTGAAGCCACAGCAGTAGGAGGCACAAAGAAGAAGCATACTGCAAACTTCGTTCTCTTCGACGCAAAGAAAGTTGAAGACGATGGCGCTGTTCTCTGCACTCTCTTGATGCAGGCGTATGAAGTGAAGGAAAGCAAATTGATCCTCCCGATCCATGATCTGGATAAGGCCGGATTAACAAGTCGTTTCCAGTTTGAGTATTAATCATAAAAAGTTTAGATATGAATTTGACCATACAAACTTTATTTACAGATCCTAACATCGTAAAAGCGGTGATTGACCGTGTGCTTCAATTGAGATTGGATACAATCTACTGGAAGCAGTACGGTGATTTCTTGGAGACCAAACAGCGTGTTTTCAAGACCTATTTAGGAACGGTTACAGGTGTCGTTGCCGGGTCTATCCTTGGTAAGAATGACCAGAAACCGTTGAGAGAAAGACGTAACCTTGGAAGCGGTTACACCGAAATCGCTTATCTGGGTGACCGTTATCAGATGGACATCGAACGTCTGTCTCAGTTGCAGGACATCATTGATAAATTCAATGCCGCTAATACCGCAGATCAGCGTACTATCTTACAGGAGATTATCGACTTCATTGTTGATGATTACCGCCAGATCTTGCTTGCTCCGCACAAGCGTATGGATATTGTTGTTCCTGAATTGTTGATGACCGGCAAAGCAGAGGTTCATTTAGCGGACAATAAAGAAAATATTGAGTTGCTCGATATTGAGTTGCCATTCCATTTCCTTACTCCAGAAGTTGCAGCAAAAGATAAGTTTATCTCTTACTTGCAGCAGGAGATTCAGAAGCTTAAAGCCAAATACGGTGTGTTCTCCAAAATGATTATGTCTCGTAACACATTCATGAAGAATATTGTAGGTGCTTCCGAGTTCGGGGATAAGTTCAAGATGATTCTTGGCGAGCGTGAGTTCATGGTTAATGCTGGATTGGTTACAGACCAAATGGCATCTAGCGTATTTACAGGTATCGGTCTTCCGGCAATTGAAATCAAGGAAGATTACGTTGAGAATCAAAACGGAGAGAACGTACAGATTTATCCAGACGACCGTATCACCCTGTTGCGGTCTGACAAAGTGATGAAGATGCGCCACCACAAGCCGTATGTAATGACAGACCCAGTACCGGGACGTTCTTACAATACAGCGGAAGGTCAGATGTCCGTATGCAACTATCGTGACGAAGAGGGTAGATACATGGAATACACCGCCGAATGGATTCCCGAGTTTACCGCTCCGAACAAGATTGTGAACTTCGATCTTTCTACGATGAACGCATGACGGTAAATGAATACATATCACAGAGGTTTCAGACCTTCGGCGTTCAGTTGTCGGAGGCTGACCTTCTAGATATGTGTCTTTCCTCGAAGATAAGCGGAGAGGATGAGATGAGCGAGGATTGCCAAACGCGGGTGTCGGTGGCGATTGCGAAGTTCATCCCCTCTCTTTTACTTCGTGCTACCTCAATCAGTGAAAGCGGTTTTTCTATGTCTTGGAATATCGAAGGGATTAAACAGTACTATTCTTTCCTCTGTAAACAATACGGACTAAAGGATGAACTGAGTAACAAACCTAAAGTTTCTTTCTGGTGATGATATTCGCTCCACACATATTACAGGTTAAAGTGACTAAGCCGATGGATAAGGATGATTTCGGTCGACCGATTCCCGGTACCGGTGGTGAAAGCTGGCAGGAGGTATGTAAATGTCGTTGTGATGATGTGAGTGCGGAAAAGAAAGTTTCCATCAATGGTGTTCTGTATGATTTCAAATATAAGGTAGTCTTTGACAAGCCGACAAAGGTTGAAGCAGGAGTAGAAGTCCGTTGTTTGAATCTTGATGGAAGCATAAGAGGGGAGGGGATTGCTAAAAGTCCTTTGGAGACAAACTATTTTTCCTACAGAGTAATATGGTTGGAATAGATGCAGACTTTTCGGATGTTGACCAGTTCTTTGAGGACGGAACAAGCGAAGTTGTTGCTGGTATGAAAGAAGAGGGAGAGTCATTTGTTGAAGATGCAAAAGCTACCGGGAGCTATCAAGACCACACAAAACATTTGAGAGAATCGAATGATTATGAGGTTGACGAAGATGGCTTGACTCTGAAAAACGAAGCTGATTATGCTTCATTCGTGGAATCCAAAGGTTTTGAAGTTGCAGGAAGTGCAGCGTTAAGAACATTAGAACGATGTAAAAGAAGATTTGAACGATGATAGTAACTACCGACATAGGAAACATTCTCTACCGGGATTGCAAGGCTTTCGGGATAGACATAGTACCGGACGGTGAAACGCTGACGGGTGAATTGAAGTCTGAAAGGATTGCTATCCACGCAAAGAAGCAACAGCCGGGAACTTATTGGAAGAAGTCTTTTGCGGAAGTGAATCTTTGCGTTCCTGATTTAGGAGAAAACTCCGCTAATTCCATTCGTTTGGGTGAACTCGAACGAAGAGCCAACAAGCTGTTTGATGATGTAGTAAGCACCTATGACGGCACAACCTATCGTTACTCGATTGATTCAATTGGCACAGAAGTGGACACGGATTTAAAGTGTCATTATGTGAATGTGAGAATTTTGTTTGAAGTATTAAACGTAAAATGAGAAAATATGAAACCATTTATTGGAATTAAAAAGATTTGGTACGGTGCGGTTATAACTGCTGCCGTTACACCTGCTTCCTTAAAAACGTGGTTAGGAACTGCCACAGAAGTGAAGAACTCCCATCAGGACACTTGGGGATACACAGAAGATGACCCGACTACGACTGATTACATCAATGAGTTGACCGGAAAGGTTTACTACAAGGACGTTACCGCTAAAGGTGCAAGAACTATGGCATTTACTATGGGAGAATATTCCTTTGAAGACAAGAAGGAGTTGCAAGGCGGTGAGCTTGTAAAAGACGGTCAGGCTGTTGTTGGCTGGCATGAACCGGATGTCGCAGAGGTTATCAACAAGGCGATTGTCGGTCAGACTAAAACCGGTAATTACATTGTGTTTACCAATGCCTCTATAATCGGTAAAGGTAACTTCGTTGAGAAGAATATCGGACTGGGTGTTTCTGCTGTCGCAATGGAAAATCCAACTGCTAGTGTAGCTGGTGAGTACTGGCTTGATGGTGAAAAAGTGGATGCTCCTGCAGCATAAATTTAAGGTGAAAAATAATGTTTTCAGGATGGCGGTGGGTGATTGCTCACCGCTTTTTTAATTTCAATACATGGAAAAAGCTTCAAAAATAGTAAGTGCAGCCGTTTTAGGAAAAGACTTTGAAACGGTGTTTGTGAATGGTAAAGCCTACGTAATCCATCCTCCAACTATTCATAAGATAGCCGGTGCCGGATATTACCTCTCCGATTTGAAAGATGGGATTACGGTAATGGATATGCTTCGATCATTAAAGGATGTTGATACGGCTTCTCGTGCGCTCTCGTGGCTCATACAAGGCGATGAAACTCTGCATGAAGAATTGTCTCATGGAACATTCGATGAAGTGATAGAGGCTTTAGCAACAGGTCTTTCAATGATTTCTGCTGAAAATTTTTACAAGCTGTCAGTTTTAGCCAAGAACGTTGCTCTACTGACAGCAAAGCAACGGTCGTAGGAAACAACTGTTTACTGGGACAGATAGCAACGTTCATGGAAAATCTGCATCTGTCTTATGATGAAGTCGTGTACAAGATACCATATAGAAACATGGTTATTATGCAAAAGGACAAGCTCCATACTGTGTACGGAGAAGTTATGGAGGAAGTATCAGAAGAAGAATATTTTAAAATGAAAGGTAAGAATCCATTAAAGTAACAGGAAATGGCGAAATTGTCAGAGAATTATATATATTTGTTTAACTTTTAAAAATTAAAGCTGAGTTAGAAGAAGAAAAACTAAATCAGGTTGGGAAATAGCCCGACAAGCTTCACGTCTTGCGGATAGACGTTATGGAAGTGATGCAAGTAATCCTAATAATCTAGTGAATCGTATTCAAGGTCGGTACTTGGGAAACTTCAATAGAGCAGGTACAAGTTGGAATAAGCAGGTTTCTCGTAGGACTTATATGGGAAATGCTAATGGGTAAAGAAAAAGCCGGAGGAATCCGGCTTTTATAACGCTAATAGAATTAGTATTCGGATAAAAAAGTATATGGAAATTAAAATTCCTACACCTATAGTTGATTTTGTAATCCAATTATGTTCAAAAATATCCCATTGATACATGCCACCATCCGCCCATTGATGCGCTACTTTCTTTGCCATCCAATAGCCGATTCCGATTAATGTCATACCGATGCCTAAGCCCAAGACATATCTTCGTTCAATGAATTGTATATCAAATATCATAGAAGAGCCTGAAAGTAATATTCCACATAATAAAACAAGTTTCCACCAATAATCTATTTTTAGCAGATTTCCCCAATCCATATTTTATTCCTCCATCTTAATTACTTAATTTTCTTATTCAGATAATTGATAAATGCACTGCAAGATACGAGCATAAATAGAGCTTCTTCAGCTTTGGGGGCATTAGTATCATCCATCAAAGCATGACGAATACCTGTATCTGGTTGGTTGGTGTAAGCATATAACTTTTCAAAAGCTATTTTTAATAGTTTAGGGATAATGATTCCATTACTTTCTAAATGATTAAGTGCTTTTCCTAAAGTGTCCTCACTTGTCTTTTCTCTGCAAAATGCTTCTACTGCTGAGATTGATTCCTTGATGGAGTTGCGATAATCTCCATTCGGACGTTTAGAATATAGCTCTAAAGCTTTGTTTAGATGTGTCTTTATGCTATTTTGTGGTGAATTTAATGCTACTTCGATTTCTTCAATTTCCACTTTTGATGTGGTTTCAATTATTTCTCCATTATCTAATATACGGTATGCGAAATTTAGTTTTTCAAATTCTTCATTTAAATAAAATTTGATATAATCTGAATAATCATTATAATTGTTCCGTTTAAAATACTTTATACTCCACTCAATGTAGTTTAGCACATCGTACCAATATTCACAATTCTTGATAGTTTCAGTTGTAAAATGCCCTCCTCCATACCAGTTATGATTCAAATGAAAGTCATTGTGCCTTTTATGGAAATTGTCACACCAAATATAATTTTCCATTTCATATACAATATTTTTATCATTATTTTGAAGAACATCAAAACAACTTAATATTGCATTTTCTATTTCGGGAGTGATTTTCTCTCTAATAATTACGTCTGATGGTTTGGTATAACCATATCTTTCTGAAAACGAAGCCATAATCGTGTCTTTTTTATTTATAATTTTTCCGCCAACTTCTTAATATCATCCTTGCTCGAAACCTTGTGGATGGTTCCGTCTAATTCGATGTAGCCGTTTATGTTAGTCGGCTCCTCGAATAGTTCAGTGATTCTCACGTTTAAAGCACTGGCGATTCTCTCTAATGTGTCTTTGGTTGGATTCCCATTGATGGCTTTTGATAAGCCAACAGGGGATAATCCGATTCTCTCGGCTAACTCCTTTTGAGTCATTCCTGCTTGTTTGCAAATGTCTAATATCCTTAACTTCATAATTATACTTATAGTTTATTCTTTGCAAATATATAAAATTATAGTATTAGTTGCTATTGCTAGATGATAAATATACTATGTGTTTATTGAATTATAATTTATTAACATTGTAATATTGGTTTGCATTATAATTATAGTTATGTTTGTGGCGTGATAATAAAACTAAAAGTTTAACGAATTACATATATAGATTATGAAACGCTACAACTTATCTCAGATTATGAAAGATGCTCATCGCTTTTACAAAAGCAATTCAAGAATGGGTAGAACTTTTGGTGAATGTCTGAAGCTTGCTTGGACTTGGGCTAAAGATGAAGTTAAGTTTAAAGAAGAACGTGAAGCTAAAGCTAAGGCGATGTTAGCTAATCAGAAGCCCGTAGAACGTAATTCTTATAATGATAGTAAGATTACTTGGTCTGACTGCTACAATTCAAACAGCAGAGGTTATATGGGTTCACAATACTGTGGGGATTAAAAGATAGAAGTAAATAGAATACTAACACATAAATAGAAAAACTATGACAACAATCCAATTAAGAGAAAGTGATATGCGTAGGGCGGTAAATCTTAATCGTAAAAATGATTATGGTTTGGATAGTATACAGATGATGCGCATAATTAATGCTCATCAAAAAGGTAATGCTTACAAGCGTGCTTTGGTAGAGTTTCGTTTGACCGATATAAACTTTCATCGTGAAGTTGAAATGCTTATGAATGGCAAATATGACGAACTGAAAGCACAGGTTAAAGAATGGTAGAGTATAAACACATAAAATATAGCAATTATGAAAACAGAAGAATTTGCAGCCCAATTATTAAGCGTAACCAAAACAACGGTTTCGAACCACAATATGAATCCAATCGGCTTTGCTCACTGTAACAAGCCTAAACAAGAACAGCCAAAAGAGGATGTTCAACAGAAAGTAAACAGCTTATTGCCCGAACCTGCTATAGATGCCCTACTTGGTGCTTTCAGAGAATGGTTTGAATTTGAATCTACCCACTATACAACTGGCGGCTTTGGTTGTCAGAATGATTATGCTTTGAGAAAGAAAATTGAAGCTGTTAGAGAACTATACCCCAAAAGAAGATAGTACACGATTATCCAAAGGCAGCCCGCACGACTTTAAAGGCTGCTTTTTATTCAGAATATTATTAACTAATAAATGATAGATTATGAATCAATTAACAAAATCAAGTTCAAGCGAAGAAATAAAGATGTATTTCAATGCTATTTTAAAGTTAGCGAAAGCGAGTGAGAAATATCCGGTTAATCTGGATGAAGTATGGATGTTGGTGTATGGTAGAAAATCGGATGCTACCGATGCGCTACAACGTGATTTCGTTGAAAATGACGATTATCAGGTTTTACGGCAAAATCCGCAAAACCCTCAAGGTGGCAGACCGACAAACGAATATCGCCTGACAGTATCATGTCTTGAATATTTCATCGTAAAAAAGGTACGCTCTGTTTTTGAAGTGTATCGCAAAGTCTTTCATAAAGCACCTGAAATGGCAAAACAATTAAAGCAAGCAACCATCAAAGATAAGATTGTAGTGGCGGATTGGCTAACTGGTTTTCTTAATCTGAACGAGAGTAGTAAACTCGCTTTAGCTAAAACTATCGCAGAACCTTTAGGGCTTCCTACACCCGATTATACACCATCAAAAGGTATTCTGAAATCTGCTGGTGAACTTCTGAAAGAGAATGAATGTCCAATCAGTGCACAGGCTTTCAATCAGAAGATGATAGAAAAAGGCTATATGGTAGAGCTTACCCGTCCGTCAAGTAAAGGCGGTGTGAAGAAATTCAAGTCAATAATAGGTGACGGGTTGAATTTTGGCGAAAACCAAGTAAATCCCAACAATCCTAAAAGTACGCAGCCGCTTTATTATGAAGATAAATTTATAGAACTTCTTATTTTATTGCAATTAAAACAAATAGCATGAATAATATGTGTACTTCGTAAAGTCGAGGTACACTATTTATGTTTTAATTATCTTAGATTGGTATATTTGTGTCAATATGTAAAATAAATAATCGATGAAAAAGTATTATGTATATATTTGGTTTTTGGTAGATACAAATGAAGTTTTCTATGTTGGAAAAGGCTCTGGAAATCGAGTTACAAGTATGAAAGATCGAAATCGACATTTTCGCAACATTCGCAAAAAGTGTAAGTGTGACTATAAAATAGTCGAATACTTTGATAATGAAGATGAAGCCTATGATTTTGAGTTGAAATTAGGAATAGAATATAAATCAAAAGGTCAAGCATGGTGTTGTTATGTTCTTGGCAAAACTGATAAGTTTCTTTCCTATGAGACGAAAAAGAAAATCTCAAAAACACTCAAAGGTAACACTCCTTGGAACAAAGGATATAAAATGTCCTTAGAACAAAGGATGAAATTGAGCAAAATAAAAAAAGGTTTATCTCAGAGTGAAGAAACAAAGAAGCGTAGAAGTTTATCTTTAATTGGGCATAAAGTATCAAAAGATACAAGAACGAAAATATCACTATCTCGTATTGGCAAAAAGAATCCAATGTTTGGAAAAAAACAAAGTGAAGATACCGTTAAAAAGCGTATAGCGAAAATAGTAGGTCACGAAGTATCAGAAGGTACAAAAAGAAAGATTGGACTTTCAAACGGTAAACGTGTTGCCATGATTGACCCATATACAAATAAAATACTTAAGTTTTATGATAGTGCATCAGAAGCTGCAAGGCTTAACTGTCTAAATCATAGTAAAATTTCAAGAGTTTGTAGAGGCGAGAGGAAAACGTCCGGTGGATTTATATGGAAATATGTTATAATATTATTGGTCTTTTACCTACTGATAAGAGTGAATAAAGGGTGAGAAATCACCCTTTATTTGTTATTGCAGTAATGTTTTCACATATTCATTATTCAAGCATTTTGAAAGATGTTCGGGTATTTCCTTCCCTATTTTCTGAAATTTGGGTTTATATATATCAAGTAGTCTGTTTACTTCTTTTTCATAGTAAGATTCATTGAATGACTTATAAGCATCGTGTATTTCTTTACTCAACTTATCTATCAATATTTGATAAACTACATCATACTTTCCGCTAATCATCAGTAATTCATATTCCTTATATTCATCTTTACATTCATGGAGTTTTGATTTAATGCTATCAACATCATTTGTCATTTTCCACATCTTAAAGAACAGGATGATTTGTAAAATACCGAATACAATAATAATGATTGATAAAATGTTTAATGTTGCTTCCATGGTGATTCGCTTTAATTGTTGTCTCGCAAAAATACCTTAAATATCAATCATTCACAATTATTTCACGACAATCTTTCAAATGTCGTGTATTTGCAATCTCAGAAATAGCATAATCGACTATCAATTCCGACCTTCACAATTATTTTAGCACAATCAGCCAATTGTGCGTTTTTCGTTGGTGAAAAACATCTATGAAAGCTTGTATATATCCTAAATTTATCAAGTAAAATAAGAAATATCAAACCTTTCGTCTATTGTCACGAATTTAATGAAAGAAAATTCTAATAAGGTTTGGATATACTGTAAATTTGAGTAGTAAGTAATAAAAAAATAAGAATAGAAATGGGAAAACTCGTGTTTCGTGTGGCTTCGGATTGGCAAGAAGTTATAAGATTAAGGACAGAGATAGAAAAGTTGAAACAAACGCTTCTTTCTATGGATTCAACTCAATCCCCTGATACATTTAAAAAGTTAAATGTTCAATTAGGGGAAAGTACTAAGAAAATGAATATCCTTATTTCTGATGCAGCCAAAGTCGGTGCAACTATGGAAAATGATTTCAAAAAGGGTATTTATGATGGTGAAAAAGCTGTTAATTCCCTATCCGAAGAAATCATCAAACAAAAAAACATCATACGTGAGACACAGAATGATGTTTCAATGCTTACGGAGCAATATAAGAAATTAGGAAAGTATGACCCTAAAAGACAATCTTTGTCGGATGAATTGAAGCGCGCAAAAGCAGCACTGGGAGAACAGAAATATGCTCTTGGTGAACTACAATCACAACAAGCTCTTGCAAGATTATCCACCAAAGCTTTAAAAGATGAATACGCTTTGTTCAAGGATGAAAGTAAGGCTGTTATTACTGTTAATGAGGGGGTAGGAGTTTCATTTAAGAAGACACTTGCTGCTATTGGTGGAATCGCAATGCTGAAACAAGTTGCTTCAAATATAGTTTCAACAGCTGGAATGTTTCAGAAGTATGAATCTGTGCTAACCAATGCTTTAAATGGTAGTTCAGATAAGGCGAAAGCATATTTGTCTGATATAAATAGTTTTGCTGCTAAAACAAACTTCCAGCTTGATGAGCTGACGGATGATTTTATAAAGTTTGTCAATCGTGGTGTAACTCCTTCGATGGATGCCATGAAAAGAATGGGAGATTTCACAAATACCGTAGCTAAACCATTCGACCAGCTGACAGAAGCGATACTTGACATAAATAATCCTGAACGCTGGAAAGAATTTGGTGTTCGGGTTCAAACAGAAGGGAATAAGGTTAAACTCTCGTTCCGTGATATGACAGTTGAATGTGACAGTACAGTTGAATCTGTAATGAAAGCTGTTGAACAATTTGGCTCAATGAAAGGCGTTGAAGGCTCTACGGAAGCTATTGCAAAGACTATTGAGGGACAAATGTCAAATTTGGAGGATACGATAACTACTGCTTTAGCAGAAATAGGACTTGCTAATCAAGGTTTGATTTCAGGAAGCATATCTGCTGTCGATACTATCGTTAAGAACTATGACATTATAGGTAAGAGTGTATTGGCTCTTATCGAAATTTATGGTGTTTATCGAGCTGGGTTACTGATAAATACTATTGTTGAACAAGGTTCTGTAAAGTCTATATGGGCGAAGATTACAGCAACTAAAGCTGCTACTGTTGCTCAAGCTGCATATAACAAGGTTCTCGCAATGAATCCCTATGTAGTAGTTGGCATGGCTGTTGTATCTCTTGGTATAGCTATGTGGACATTAGCGGATTCAACTACTGCTGCCGAAAAAGCGCAAAAACGTTTTAATGACGAACAGGAAAAGTTCAATAAGCAACAAGAAGAACGTAAGCAAAAAATAGAGGAACTTATTAGAGCCATTCAAGATGAGACAGAAACAGAATATGCCAAAATAAAGGCTTATGAAGAACTGCAGCAGTATTCCCCTGCGTTAGTTGCAGCATATAGTCGTGAAGAACTTGCTACACTTGAACTTGCAAAGTCTCAGAAAGTGCTTAATAAAGAAAGAGATAATATTAATTACGAGAATATAATATCTAATATCAATCGTTTAACCAATCAGATTAATGAACAGAATAGGAAACTGAGGCTGGGTACAAATCAAGGATTTTTAATTCAAAATAAATTTAATGAAGATAAAAGTGTACTTGAACAGGAGTTGAATAAATATAAAAAACAACTTGATGAGTATAACCGCCTTAAAAAGCAAGCAGAAGAAGATGCTAAGCCTGTTAAAGTAAAATTATTGGAAGCAGAGAATAATCGCGACCAAATTCAGGCTGAATTTGATAAAGCAAAGAAAAAACTGGAAGAGGAGCAGGAGAAGTTAAAGAATAATCCTTTCTATGTTATTCCGTTTCATATTCAGATAGAATTTGATAATCTTCAGGATAAATTAGCCAAAGCAAAAGATATTGTGACTCAATTGTTAGGAGGCAGTGCTAAACCTGAAATCAAAAACAAGTCCTATTGGGAAAAACTCAAAAAAGATACTCAGGCTCAATTAGAAGCTTTGTCCGACGTTGAAGCCGCTGGTAAGAAAGGGCTGGCATTAAAGCAGAAGATTGCCGAGTACGATAAAAAGATTAATGCTTTCTCAACCAATACTTCCTCCCAAGAATCTGCCGCCGATAAACTCCGCCAGCAAACGGAGAAATACAATCTTCTCCTTAACAAACAAGCATTAGAGCAACAACGTTTTGCCGAAGACTTACAAATGAAAGTCGATGAATCCCGAATCAAAGCAATGAATGAAGGCTCAAAGAAAACCATTGCCCAGATGGAACTCAACTTTGAGAAAGAGATGCAAGCTATTGATCGGCAAAAAGAGGATGCTTTACGTAAGAAAATAGAAGATGCCCGCTCTGCTTTTGAGTCTAATCCTAAAAACAAGGGAAAGTCGTTTGATGCTACCGGAATCGAATTGTCGGATGATGAGAACAAATACTTTGACGAGCTTTATAAAGCTGCCATCGCCAATAATGAAAAGGCATATTCCGAACTCGCAAACCAATATCTTTCATATACAGACCAACGTCTTGCAATAGAAAAGAAGTTCAATGATGATGTTGCTTTGTTGCAAGAAGCCCGTAAAAGAGCTGAAGCAAAAGGCGATACGGATGAGGTAGCAAAGATAGACCGCAGTATTGGTAAGCGTACAGAAACAAAGAATGAAGACGTTTTCAAACTCGATGCCGAACAATTCAAAAAAAGCATGAATTGGGAGCAAGTTTTTGGCAACCTAGATAAGGTTTCTACCGATACATTGAAAAAGTTGAAGTCCAATCTTAAAGACTTTATTTCAGCTCAAAAAGACCTTTCTCCCGAGAACCTGAAAGAGCTTGTCGATGCTATTGAGAGGATAGATGATAAAGTTTCAGAGCGTAACCCCTTCGAAGCGATGAGCACTTCTTTCAAGTCGCTAAAAACGGCCACCGATGCGGAACGCGAAGCGCAGGAAGCATACAACAAGGCTCTTAAAGAAGACACAGACGAAGAGAAGAAGAACGCTAAAGCCACCCTTGAAAGTGCTAAAAACAACAAGCAGAAAGCCCTGTCGGAGGCTACCACTGCATTGCATAAAGGCGTGGATGAAATCGGTCGGTATGTCGAAGCTGGCAATCAGGTTATCGGCATTATGGAAACACTTGGGGTAAAGACACCAGAATGGTTGGAGGGCGCGATGTCTGGCTTTGGTGAGATGCTGAACGGTCTTGAAAAGATGGATCTCACTAAGCCGATGTCGATTGTCACAGGTGGTTTGCAGACGATAAAAGGGGCATTAACGAGTGTAGTTTCTTTGGGCGGTCTTATTCCAGGATTCGGAGGTGCCGATTACTCCCGTTACAACAAGATGAAAGAAGAATATGACACCCTTGTTGATGTATGGGATACGCTTATTAGTAAAAAACAGCAGTATATTGATATATCCTATGGTGATGAAGCGCGCAAAGTCGGGCAAGAAACATTGGATCTACTGGATAAGAAGGCAAAAAGCAATGTTACACTTGGTCTAGAAAGGCTTAATGCCGGTGCAAGTATCGGCTCTCATTCTATTGGCGTTCGTCAGCGGAAGGGAATGTCTAAAGAGGGATGGGATGAACTTCGTAAGGCAGCGCAATCCATAGGGTTCGACTACAATTCGGTTGCCGATGATCGTATGACCGGACTGTTTGACCTTACCGCCGATCAGTTATCCGAATTGCAGGATGAAGCTCCTACATTTTGGGCAAAATTGGACGGTGATGTTCAGGAATACCTTCAAAATGTCATTGACTGCAATACGGAGATAGAAAGCATGAAGGACAAACTGAACGAAACCATGACCGGTGTCTCTTTTGATTCTTTCTATGATAGTTTTATATCCACTCTTTCAGATATGGATAAGAACAGCAAGGATATGGCGGATGATTTCGGGGAATATCTTAAAACTGCAATCCTCTCCAACCTGGTAGCGAATAAATATCGTGATAAGATTGAAGCGTTGTATAATGATTGGGCTAGTAAATCCGATTCGGATGATGACGGCATATTTGATCTTACCGCAGAGGAATCCGAACAATTAAAAGCTGCCCAACGAGCCTTGGCGGAGCAAATGATGGCCGAAAGGGATGCGATGGCCAATGCTTTTGGTTGGAACTCCGGTAAATATTCTCAATCATCCTCTAAAGGAGGATTTCAGGCTATGTCGCAAGATACCGGAAGCGAATTGAATGGACGCTTTACCGCCTTGCAGATGGCAGGTGAAGAGATAAAGAGTCAGAACGCCCTTCAATCTCAGTCTTTGAATATTCTAACGATGAAAGCGGATGCCATTCTCTCGGTAAATACAGAAACGAGAAACATTGCAGATGATACACGGGACTTGATAGCAAATTCCTATCTTGAACTTGTACAGATATCAGAGAATACAGGAGCTATCGTGAAGCCTATTCAGCAGATTCAGAAAGATATAGCGGAAGTAAAGAAGAACACATCTAAATTATAAATTATGACAAATGACTTAAAAATTAACGGCCTTGATGCCTACCGGCAATGGGGTATAAGAATGGGTGATGGTTTCCTTGATACAATCGGTGCACCCGCGCCTATGAAAGAATTTATTGAAAACAAATCCCGATTGGAACATGGGAAACGGGTTATAACCAATAATCCTAAAGTAGATGAACGAGAAATAACACTATCTTTCACTATAGAAGGTAATTCTCAATCAGATTATCAGACAAAAAGAAAGGCATTCTTCGATGAATTATATAAAGGGGCAGTAGATATTCAAATTCCTGCTAACAGTAGCGAGATTTATCATTTGATTTATCTTGGGAAGAGTATTACCTATGCGCAGAGTTTAGACCGGACATTTGGTAAAATTTCGAGTAAGTTTTCGGAACCGAATCCGTCTATTCGTACTTAATTCACGACATTGGGCCTATTGTCGTATATAGGAATATTCATAAATTGGATACCCTTTTTTTATCTTCGATCTTTGAAGAATGATCGAGATAAAGGACATATCAGGCAAGGTCAAGTTTAGCACACCGATCAATGTGGGGGCGAAAGGCCGGTTCATGCTAATGAAGGAGGATTATATAACCATCCCTTTCAGCACGGACATACCTGTTGATCTCAAGCGTGGCGATTACGTGGATCTCAGAGGAGTGTTTGATGATGCCTTGGGCGGGAAACTGGCGAAAGTATATAAATACCTCACTCTTCAGAATCCATCCGTTATTCCGGGTAAATACAGTTACGAGCTAAGGTTTGACGCTTATTATTACGAGTGGAATACGAAAATCTTCAAATTCACTCCGGAAAGTCACGGTCAGGAAGCTGGCTGGAATCTTACAGCCCCCCTCGATATTCACCTAGGCCTGTTCCTACGTAATCTGAAAGCGAACGGATATACATACAACGGGGTTGATTACATTTTCGACATAGATTCCACGGTTGAGAACAAGGCGTTTTTGATGACATACGATAATATTCATTTGTTGGACGCCCTCTTTTCGATGGCATCGAAAGATAAATGGAACTGTGATTGTTGGATAACCGATAATGTCATACACTTTGGCCGTTGCGAGTTCGGTGACGCTGTCGACATTGAACTAGGCGTTGAAGCGGCCGCCATGACCCGAAGCGAAAGCAAGGGTACTTATGCCACCCGCGTTTATGTGTTCGGAGGTACAAGAAATATACCGGCCAACTATCGTCCGGTGGATGAGCAGGCAGTAGTAAATGGAGTTGTTCAGAAGCGGCTCATGCTTCCGGAGGGTACTCCTTGCATAGATGCTTATCCCGGTATGACCGACACCGAAGCGGTGGAGGACGTAGTGGTATTTGACGATGTGTTTCCGAAACGGATCGGCACGTTGTCAGACGTGACTACCGTAGACAGGGATACGGAGACAGACGGTGAAGTCACCGGCCAGTTCAAAGCCTACCAGTACCAAGATCCCGGTCTCGATTTCAAAGAAGATTATATATTGGAGGGGGAAGAGCTGAAAATCACCTTCCAGTCCGGCAAACTGAACGGGATGGTGTTCGGTGTAACGTTCAAGCCTGAAGGGACGGACAAAGGCAGCCAGATATGGGAGATCATAGCGAACGAGGATTATGGGCGTTTGCTTCCCGATGAGATAATGTGCCCGGAGAATGGAGATGAATATGTTCTTTCCGGATTTAATATCCAACTCGTTTCCGACCAGTATATACCGGAAGCGGAAAAAGAGTTATTAGCCAAAGGACAGGAGTATGTAAAGAAAACAAGTATCGATGACGGTACATACCCAACTACCTTGGACTCCGAGTGGGTCTATCAGGATCAGATAAACAGGACGTATGACGCGGGCCAGAGGATCCGGTTGATAAACCCCGCTTTCTTCCCGTCTGATGGACGGATCAGCCGTGTGATCGGCTGGGAAATGAACTTGGATATACCTTACGATTCCCCTGTCTATACGATCGGAGAAAGTACACAATACAGCCGGATCGGTGAGCTGGAGGATAAGGTGGACACGCTTACCTATAAAGGACAGACCTATACCGGTGGTGGTGGAAGCGGCGTATATATCATACGAACGAATGATTCCACGCCAGCCAGCGACAGCAACGTGTTCTCCGCCCTTCGCTCGTTGACGACATTCTTACGCAAGGACAAACCGGATGTAGCGGGCTTTGATATTACATTTGAGCAAGATATTATTCTATCCGGCGAGAAATCCTCCATCTACTCAGACCGTTATGCGGGCGGTTTCGGCCATGAGAACGGGTTCCGCCTGCTCGCCGACGGCACGATGTGGCTGAAGGACCTGAGGGTGAAGAATGACTCCATGTTCGCCGGTTCCCTATCCTCTCCTACATTCGCCTCCGGTTTCCCGAACGGGACGGGATTCATGATAGCGCCTTACAAGGTGACGAACGCCGCCGGTGTGGAGGAGACTAAATACAAGCTGGAGATCGATTCGATCTCGGTACGCAACGAGCTTAAAGTATATACGTTCGTGGTCTCGCAACTGCTTGGCGAGAATGATAACCGCATCTTCGCCGGAATGATGGAGGTGGATCATTACGACCCGGAGACCGGCCGGATCTACTTGGATACCGACGGGGGCAGGTTGTACAACCCGTTCCGGGAAGGCGATATCCTCATGGTACAGCAGTTTCAAGGCGATCCTACCTTGCAGAACGACTACAAGATGACCAAGTCGTACGAGCTGAAGGTGGTGGAAGTGGCCGTAGGGGACCTCTCCGACGGCGAGAACCGTCTGGACTGGCTCCGTTTCACGAATTTCGTGGGAAATCTGTCGGACATCGCCAAGAGGGATACCCTTTGCCGTGTGGACAACCCGGATAACTCCACCCGTAGCGGCATCATGAAGATCACTACGGTGGATGAGTTCGGCACGCCCTACATGGACGTGATCCGTGGGATGAAGACCGATCCGGAAAACTGCGTGAAAGTAAGGGTGGGAAACATGAACGGTCTGGTAACGCCTTATTTCGGGAGGCTGGAGGGCGATGGTATATACGTGGAGAATCTTTACGCCCGTGGGCAGTTCATGCTCGATACGGGGGAGAACGTGAAGACCAAGTTCGAGATCGTGGAAGGCAGGCTTTCCAGCGAGATGTCTTCCGTGCGCTACGAGCTATCGGAGAAGGATAATTGCCTCACGAACGCCTCTTTCTCCGCTGATACGGTAGGATGGGTACTCGGTAACGACGTGTCGCTATTCACGGTGAAGGAGCGTTTCATGGCCGTGAACGATTCCTTCTACGCTGAGAAGGATAAGGTTACAGGGATCGTGGAGGTATCCAGCCGCAAGGCCCTTTATATCAAGAACTCGGGAGTAAAGCAATTAAACTCCTACCTGAAGAACAAACCGGACGGCCAACTGGAGATGCCCGACGGGACGAAGGTATGGCCTAGCTATTACGTATCGTTCATGTACATGGTAAAGACCGCCGGTACGTTAACGTCCGGATTCTCCGGACAGGGGCTTTACGTAAGCAAACCGTTGGCGATTACGGATACCTTCGTTCAAGAGGAATTTTCCGGCAAATGGAACGGAACAGGTGATTTCATTTTGAATTATACGGGGGAAATATATATCTACAACGTCCAGATGTCCACGCATCCCGTGGAGGACTTGCGGTTGGAAATGTCCACCAAGTTCTTGCAGACGGACGAGAAGATAGGCATGTACGCCCTGAAGATCGACACGTTGAGCGGGACGGTGACGGAGATGGGGGTAGAATTGGATAATACGACCAGCACGTTATCCTTGTACGTGACGAAGACTGACAGCATAAACCAGACAGTGACAAGCCTAGGCTTAAAGCTGGACGGTGTAGATGAGAGCTTGACGCTGTACGCCAAGAAGACCGACGTATCCGGGCTGAAAACCGAGATGGAGGCGGCTATCAAGGTGAACGCTGACAATATTAATCTGAAGGTATCTAAGGATAGTATCATATCGAGCATCAACCAGACGGCGGAGACGATCAAGATAAACGCTAGCCGACTCAATTTGAACGGTTTCGTGACATTTTCCATGTTTGACCTAAGCACCCAGAATACGATCAAGAACAAGGTTAGCTCAGGTGATCTAGGATCGATGGCGTGGAAAGATGGTGTCTCTTCCGATGATCTGTCTTGGGCATTAAGTCAAGAAATATCGAACAAGGTCAATCTGACTACCTTAAACAACACTCTTTTAGGTTATACGAAAAGTGGGTCTATCACAAAAGAAGACCTGGCCAAAGCCCTTCAAGCGGAATTAACAGGGAAACTTACAGGTAGCGCCAGTGTGGGAGCGAACAAATTGGCGAGCGTGATAATAAACGGACAGACGCTTATAGCGGGAGGGTATATTCAAGCGGACTTGATAAACGTTAAAGACCTTGTCGTAGGCAGTACCTTGAGTATCGGTGCGTTCTCCTTGAATAGTTATAATGGTCTTAACTGGACTGGCTCTGACTATTTCGGTAATACCTCCTTTAGGCTGACAGTAGGGGGAGGATATACATACAATACCGGAACAAGTTGTAAAACCATGGTAGGGGCTTGGAGCAATTCCGCTGATACCCATGCGTGTATATCTGGTATATGCAACACTTTTGGCGTAGCCATATATGGATCTGTAGATGGTTATGGATCGAATTTCCCTCCTACAGGATCTAAGTTTGCGGGCTACTTCTCGGGAAGCACTAAAACCACGGGTACTACCATTACCGGTACATTGGCGGCAGGGGCATTTCGTTTCGCTTATAACCTCGGCTTTGGTAATTCATATAATTATTATGAGGGCATAAGTTTCGATCCTGCTACTTATGATCTGGATAATGTCCGTATTCGTGTTAGAGGAGGAATAATCGTTGGAGTTACCGATGATAGTGGACATTTATTGCAAGGTGTTTAATTTTAATATATAAAAACATGAAAGTAGATTTCAGTAAAGTAAGTATTAACGCTACAGTAGAAGGCGATCCCGTAGTTATTGACTTGACAAAAGAGGTAGGAAACTTGGTCTATGGACGTACGGCGGATATCGCTGTCTCTGATTTCGGAAAGAAGATATACTACAGCAAGGAAGCTATCGATGTTCCGAGACCTATGGCTGAGTCCATCAAGGAGATTATCATGGGATCATCCTTTATCGCCCCCTTGAAAAATGCCATGAACGAGTTACTAACCCCTAAAACGAAAAAAGATGGAAACAACGACAATCAATAAGTCCTTGACGGAAGCCCTTTCTTCCACGGGTTTCGTGAAGATAGAGGCGTCCCGTAAGGAAAGCGAGCCATTCCAGCATATAGATGCCTACATATACGATGCCGGTACCCGTATCGGCTATGCTTCCGTAGACCGGGGGAAAAGGCTCTCTTTCTTTCAAGAATCCCCGGACAGCCTTACCGGAGAGGAATGGATAAGCGCGTATACGAAGGTGCAAAACGCTTTCGACAGGATATTTAACGAGACGGTAACCCTATAAGCAATCTTGATCCCATGGCATATACTCTCGAAGAAATTAAAGAACTGGTCGAGACTTTAACTCCGATCGTAAAGAACGCTATAGAGGCGGGTTCCCTTAGCGTAGAGGATCTCCGTGTAGCGGAGAGCATGGATTTCGTAAACTCTTTGCCGGCCTTGGAGGAGAAAGGTCTTAACGTCTCTTACGTGAAGGTCCGGCTGAAAGACCTGCTCGGTAAATTGGACGGGGATTATGCCAAGGAGCTGGAGGCGATCAAGAAATTACTGGAAAATAAGGTGGATAACGGCTACTCGAAAGACGGTAATCTGTATCTTACCTCCGGGGGCGTTGTCGTATCGGACGCTATCCCGGTAGGCTCCGGAAGCGGGGGCGGCGGCGGGGCTAGCTCGCTGGGCGAGCTTACCAACGTGGATGATATCGTAGACCAAGATCCGGACGAGTCCCGTGTGCTGGTGCAAGAGGCCGGTAGCTCGCTCTGGACGGTGAAGAACCTCTCCGAGATCGGAGGTGGAGGTGGTGGTGGCGGCGTGACCATGAAACTCATGAGCGTCACCGATACGCTCATCACCACGGTAGAGGGGGCCGCCGTCACCGTGGGATACAATTTCACGAGCGTCTATCAGGATGACGGTTCCGAGACCGGGCCGGGAACGGCCACTTACACCGTGAACAGCCAGAAGGTGGGCATGGTATCCATCTCGCAGGGCAATAATTATTTCGATCCGACGGAACACTTGATCACCGGCTCCAACACGGTAAGGGTAACCGTGAAGGATAGCACGGGATCGTCACGTTCCCTATCCTATACGATTGAGGTGATATCCATGTCCATATCCTCCTCCATAGACCCGGCGCTCGTCTATTCTGGGGAGATCGTGTATCGCTATACGCCCGTGGGGGCCATCAACAAGACGGTGCATTTTGTACTGGACGGGAAGGAGTTGGGAACGGTGGAGACCAGCGCCTCGAACCGGCAATTGACCTACGTGATCCCTAGGCAGACGCACGGGGCGCACTTGCTTCAAGTCTACATGACGGCCCTTATCAACGAGGAGCTGATCCGGAGCAACACGCTTACCAACGACCTTATCTGTATCGTGGAGGGGGATAACACGCCTATCGTGGCCTCTTCTTTCGCCCAGACCGTCGCGCGGCAATACGACCGGCTCACGATCCCCTTCGTGGTCTATACGCCGGACTCCTCGCTATCGGAGGTTATGTTATCGGCCAACAACGCCACGGTATCCACGCAGAGCGTAGACCGCACCTTGCACGAGTGGAATTACCGTATTCCCCAGTCGGGAGATCTCTCCCTAAAGATATCCAGCGGGTCGGCCTCCCGGACCTTTACGCTCACCGTATCCCCCGCCGAGGTGATCGTGGAGCCGGAGAAGGCGAACCTGCAACTCTGGCTGACCTCGCAGAACCGGAGCAATAATGACAATAACCGTAACGAGTGGAAATACGGGGATATATCCGCGGATCTGACCGGCTTCAACTTCAAGACGAACGGCTGGATTTCGGAACGGGATAGCACCTCCCTCCGTGTGTCGGGTGACGCCCGTGTGCGTATCCCGCTGAAGATATTCAAGGATGATTTCCGGGCCACGGGTAAGACCATCGAGTTCGAGTTCTCCACCCGCGACGTGACCGATTACGAGGCTATCGCTATCGAGTGCGTGAACGGGGGAATCGGCCTTCAGATATCTTCCCAGAAAGCGGTGTTCTCGTCCGAGCAGACCACGATCGACACCCGGTTCAAGGAGGAGGAGAGGGTTCGCATCTCCTTCGTGGTTGAGAAACGCACGCTAAACCGTTTGATATACATCTATATCAACGGCATCATGTCCGGGGCGGCGCAATATCCGTCGGAGGATAATTTCCAGCAGAAGGTTCCGCAGGATATCATGATCGGTAGCGAGGGCTGTACGATCGACCTGTATAACATCCGTGTCTACGATAACGACTTGAACCAATACCAGATGCTCGATAACTTCATAGGCGATCTGGACGATTACGACAAGGCACTGGCTATCTACAACCGGAACCAAGTATATAATGATTATGGGGATATCACCTATCAAAAGGTGTTGGAGCGATTGCCTTGCTTGATCTTCGAGGGGCCGTTGCCTACTTATAAAGGCGATAAGAAAACAAACAAGGTCTATTTTACGGACTTGCAAGATCCCGGGCGATCTTTCTCTTGCGAGAACGTCCAGAATGACGTGCAAGGTACCTCCTCCCAATATTATCCGAGGAAGAACTGGAAGTTCAAGTTCAAGGCCGATATCACCTACACGGAGAACGGAAGGACATCGCCCACATACGCGTTACGGGCGGATAGTATCCCCGTGAACGCCTTTTGCGTGAAAGCGGATTTCGCCGAGTCTTCCGGTACGCACAACACGGGTATGGCCAAGGTCATCAATTCCCTATTGATAGAGATGGGGCTTACCACCCCGCCCCAAAAGACAAACAAGGAGGTCCGCACAACGGTAGACGGCTACCCGATAGCCATCTTCCACCGTGAGACGGCCAGTGATACGCTCGAGTTCGTGGGTAAGTATAATTTCAACAACGACAAGTCCACCGCCGAGACCTTTGGGTTTTCTGATGGCGATGAGAGCTGGGAATTCTCGAACAACACCTCCGATCGTTGCCTCTTCAAGTCCGCCGATTTCTCCGGGACGGACTGGATGAACGACTTCGAGTCCCGCTATCCGGACGATGACGCTATCAACGCCGAGTACGAGGCGGGCACCCGCAAGCCGGAGAAGCTCATGGCCGTTACCTCATGGGTCGTATCCACCAAGGATAACTTGGAGAAATTCAAGAACGAGGTTCGGAATCATTTCAACCTTGATAACTTGATCGCCTACTACCTTATCACCGAGTTGTTCGGTATGGTGGACCAGCGGGCGAAGAACATGTTCCTTACCTATTTCCATGAGGAGGGGAAATGGATCTTTATCTTTTACGACAACGACACCTGTTTCGGCCTGAATAACGAAGGCTTGATCGCTTTCGGATACAATATAGAGTATCATGACAAGATAGGTACGCTAAACGTCTGGAACGGTGAAAGTAGCGTGTTGTGGAACAACCTTGAGAAATGTTTCCCTTCCGAGATCGAGGCGATGTACAAGGATATCCGTACCCGTGGATTGCTCTCGTACGACTTGATCATGTCCGTGTTGAACGGCGAGCAATCGGACAAATGGTGCGAGGCGATCTACAACGCCGACGGCCGTTTCAAGTATATCGACCCGCTGATAGAGGAGGGCAACGGGTCTTACCTGTACGCCGCCCAAGGCTCCCGTATCGAGAACCGTAAGTGGTGGACGTATAACCGCTTCCTTTATATAGACAGTAAGTATACGGCGGGCAGTTTCCTCTCGGATTTCGCGACCTTGCGTCTCTATACGCCCCGGGAATGGACGGGCGTGTCCCCGTCGGCCAACATGGCGATCATCCCGTACGCCGATCAGTATACCCGTGTAAAGTACGGTTCCTACATGGTGGGGCAACGTACCTACAAGGACGTGCCGGTATTGATCGAGGCCCCCGACATCGTGTTCAACGACACCGAGACGATCATCTATGGGGCGAGCCGGGTGAAATCCTTGGGGGATATGTCGGGGTTGTACGCCGGTACGATCGACGTATCCAAGGCTACCCGCCTCTCTGAGTTGTTGATCGGTAGCGGCGTGTCGGGCTATCAGAACACGAACCTTACCGTACTCTCGATCGGAACGAATAATATGCTCCGCAAGCTGGACATCCGTAACTGCCCGAACTTGAGGCAGGCGGTGGATATCTCCGGATGCGAGAACATGGAGGAGGTCTACGCCCAAGGCACGTCCATCACCTCCGTGGTGTTGCCTGCCGCCGGTATCCTCTCCAATCTGTATCTCCCGGCTACCCTCACGGGCTTAACCCTCCGTAACCAATCCAAGCTTACGGACGCTTATTTCGAAATAGCGGGGGTGGAGAGGCTTACGACGATCGTTTGCGAGGATACGGGGATCAACGTGTTCTATCTTATAACTCGGTGCTTGGGTATCAAGAACCCGGTGTTGAACCGTGTCCGCCTTATCAATATCAATACTTCCGCCCCGAACCTGAACGACCTCTATAAATTGATAAGGATCGGTGGTATCGACGAGAACGGCAATAACGTACAGACCGCCGTCATCACGGGCAAGTTCCACGCCATATCCGCTACCAGCGATAAGCTAGCCAAGTGCCGGGCGGCTTTTCCGGAGCTGGAGATCACCTATACGACGCTCTTACCGCCGACTATCACGACTTTCGTGTTTAGATCCTCCCAATCCAAGACGATTACCAACGCTGTGTTCGAATGCGGGGATTATGAGTACGAGAAAGTAAATGAATATACCTATAAGGTAACGGCTGATGATGATTCCATAGTCCCCATTATCTTCAAGTGCGATAACCACAAGGATTTCTCCGCCGAATATCTCGTATCCGGAACCCGTACGCAGGACTATACGATCACATACATCCCTTTGCGTACCATCCGGGTAAAGGTCTACGGCCAATCCGTCTATCTCTCCGGTGCCATGATCACCACCGATACCAAGAGCTACACGACCGACGCAAACGGATACGTCTATATCCGTGGCGGCGAGGCGATGAAAGGAACCGTATCAGCGTTGGGCTACGGAAGCAACACGTTTGATTTTCCAGCTATCACGAATGACACGAGCCATACGCTGGAGGTGTACGCGGTGGTGGATGTGAAGTTTGTGGTGAAGGGGCAGTTTGGGGCGATCGTTACGGGGGCTACCGTGACTTGCGGTGGCAAGTCGAAGGAGACCAATTTATACGGCGAGTGTATCTTGCAACTGGCGAAGGGATCGTACGATTACGAGGTGACCCATCCGGATCATTACGATGCCAAAGGAACGGTGAATGTTGGCACGTCCGCCATGAGCGTGAACGTGAAGATGAACTTCAACCCTATAGCCATGAAGCCCGAGGAGAACGGCAACATACAGATGATGCTAACGGGGCCCTCCTGCTCGATAAGCGTAAAATCCACTACGGCAGATTACGTAATAGACTGGGGCGACGGCATGACGGAAAACGCCTCGGGTACTGGATCCAAGTCTTATCCACACACCTATGGGGATAACGGGTTGTATCAAGTGGAGGTAAGGAACTGCGGGGATGTCACTTCCTGCATGGCCTCTACCTCTTGCTTGGTGGCGTATTGGAGCGTTGGGGAGAGTAATGTTTCTAACATTACTTTTAAAAGTTGCTCCAAGTTTATTTACTTTGGTAAGGACGTGTTTAAGAATGATACGAATCGAACTTCTTTTTACGACTTGTTTTATAACTGCACCAGTCTCACCTCGGTAGACTTGACCCCTCTGGCATCGTTTGTGAACGTTAGGAATTGTTCCGAATTGCTGAAATACTGCTCCAGTCTCACCTCAGTAGACTTGACCCCTTTAGCATCGTGGGTGGACGTAAGAGACTGTTCCTACTTGCTGAATGGGTGTACCAAGTTAACCTCAGTAGACTTGACCCCGCTAGCTGGATGGGTCAATGTTTCGAGTGCCGAATACTTGCTGTCTTCATGCTCCAGTCTCACCTCAGTAGACTTGACCCCTTTAGCATCGTGGGTGGACGTAAGAGACTGTTCCTACTTGCTGAATGGGTGTACCAAGTTAACCTCAGTAGACTTGACCCCGCTAGCTGGATGGGTCAATGTTTCGAGTGCCGAATACTTGCTGTCTTCATGCTCCAGTCTCACCTCAGTAGACTTGACCCCTTTAGCATCGTGGGTGGACGTAAGAGACTGTTCCTACTTGCTGAATGGGTGTACCAAGTTAACCTCAGTAGACTTGACCCCGCTAGCGTCGTGGAAGCTTGCTAGTAACGCTATGTGTTTGCTGTCTGGGTGTACCAAGTTAACCTCAGTAGACTTGACCCCGCTGGCTGGATGGGTCAATGTTTCGAATGCCGTAGAGATGCTGTCTTCATGCTCCAGCCTCACCTCCGTGGACTTGACCCCTCTTGCGTCGTGGGTGGAGGTTACGAGTTGTCACGGCTTTCTGTCTTCATGCTCCAGCCTCACCTCCGTGGACTTGACCCCTCTTGCGTCGTGGGTGGAGGTTACGAGTTGTCACGACTTTCTGTATTCATGCTTCAGCCTCACCTCCGTGGACTTGACCCCTCTTGCGTCGTGGGTGGAGGTTACGAATTGCAACTCCTTGATGTATGGCTGCTCCGGCCTTACCTCCGTAGACTTGACCCCGTTGGCCTCGTGGACAAAAATGACAAGTAATTCATCCTTGATCCGTTATTGCAACGAGTTGGTTTTCGTCACCGTTTTATCCACCATCCCCTTCCCCATCTCCAGTGGAGCCTTGACGAACGGCAACAACTGTCCGATCTACGTGCCGGACGATGCCGTGGATACCTATAAGATGGCCACGAACTGGTCCGCTTACGCAAGTCGTATCAAACCCATATCAGAAAAAACGGAGTCATGAGAACAGACGAATCTAATAACAAGCATCTGATAGCGGAGGACGGCAAGGTTTTCCGCCGTATCAGTGACGGATGGATAGCCGGACCGGAAATCTATCTGGGCAAGACCTATCACCTAGGCGGCGAGAGGCTGGATACCCCCTTGGAAGAACTCCCCGGGCACTATGAGGAGATCGACGATCCGGTAGCCGCCGAGACCGTATTGCTTGACGAGGATACCGACATGGAGGAAGCGGTGAGGCCAATGATAGCCGCCGATGCCTCCCCCGAACCTCCCGACGATCTTCCCCCGGAACCCCCAAGGGTGACACTGGCCGATTATCGTGCCTTGGAGAGGAAAGTGGAGATGATGATGAGATTATTAGGAATCAACATATAATAACAATTAAAGGATCGGAAGTATGAAAGAATTAAATGAGATTTTTATCGTGGCGTGGATAGTATTCGGATTATACATGCTTGTGTTTTTCGCTGCCATGGCAGATCTATGTAGCGGGATAAGAAAGGCTAAGTTACGTGGCGAGGTAAGATCCAGCTACGGTTTCAAGCGGACGGTTGACAAGTTGGCGAGGTATTACAACCTGCTTATCGCTTTGACCGTTGTGGATTGCATGCAGATGGCCGGCATATGGTATCTGGACATTTTCTACGGGTACCATATACCTATATTCCCGGTTGTAACGATGATCGGGGCTATCGGTCTTGGGATTATCGAGGTGAAATCCATTTTCGAGAAGGCAGAAGACAAGGTCCGTAACGATTACCAGCAAGTGTTGATGCTGGCTGGAGAGATCGCCAAGCACCGGACTGATCCGGAGGAGATAGCGAAAGCGGTTGTTGATTATATAAATAAGGGGAGTGGAAAATGAGAAATAGTAGTCTGCCCAGAGGGTTGAGAAACAACAACCCCGGGAACATCAGAAAGAATAGCGATGTCTTCCAAGGAGAGAAGACAAGCTCAGACAAAGAGTTCAAGCAATTTAAATCGATGGCATACGGATATAGGGCGATCTTCAAGATCCTGTCTAACTATTACCGGAACTATAAGCTGGATACGATCCGTAAGATGATAGGAAGATGGGCTCCGGAAAACGAGAATGATACGGAGGCCTACATTAAGGCCGTGTCCGATTACGCCGGTATCCCTGCCGATGATCCGATCAATGTAAATGATCGTGAGCAAATGATCCGGATTGTGGCCGGGATGAGCAAGGTGGAGAATGGGAGAGAGGCTGATATGTCAGATGTTATTGCGGGGTGGAATTTATTATGAGAACGGGAATGATTTGTGGGATGCTGGCGATAGCCGGTATCCTCACCCTGTCCGGGTGCCGGACCAAGATTCAGCCTGTCGCTATCGAGAATCGTATAGACTCGATCTATATAGACAAGCTAATACCTTACCCCATGCCTGTAGATAGCGCCTCCATCCGTGCGTTGATGGAATGCGATGAGAACGGTAAGGTAGTCCTTCGTTGGCTGGACATGGCCAACACCAAGAACGTAGAGCTCATGTTCGCCTTGGATAGCCTCGGTAACGTGATCGCCAATATGAGGATTCCTAGGGATACGTTATATCTGCCTTCGAAAGAGATCTACGTGGATCGTAAGGTGGAGGTTCCGGTAGAGGTCGAGCGAAAACTATCCAAATGGGAACAATTTAAGATGGATATTGGTGGATGGGCTATTGGGGGGCTTTTGGGATTGTTCTTATTGGAAATTGGTAGAGTCTATTTTATCGTTAAAAAGAGTGTATAGAGTGAATATGTATATTAAATAATAAATTTAGATTCATCCTTATTTGAGTCTTTGAAAGTGATATTTTGTAAGTTTGATTTGAAAAAATAAGTTGATTTTAATTTAGATGATGTGATGTTTGTATTCGTTAAATTACATCTTATGAATTGTGTAGAGGTTAAATCGGATTTGTCTATATTACTTTCTTCCAAGCTTACGTTTTGTATATGTGCTTTAGATAAGTTTGTGTTTATTATTTCAGTCGCAAAAAAGTCAGAATCTACTATGGATGAATAAGAAAGTTCTGTGTCTGTTATAGATGCACATGATAAATTTGTATTTACAAATCTTGTTGATATCATGGATGTTTCTTTGAATAAAGAATGACTTAAATTTGTATCTTGTAGGGTTGCATTGTCTAATTGAGCTTTATGGAGATCTGTACAATTTAAATGTGAATATAATATTTCTGCCTGTAATAAATTTGCATGAACAAGTCTAGAATCTCTCATATTTGTATATTTAATTTTCGCTCCTTGAAGATCACAATGGTACATAATTGCTTTATCTAATGAAACATGGTTTAAATGTATTTTTTTTAGATAAGCAAAACTAAGATTGGCTCCATTTAAATGGGCATTCCATAAGGAAGCTGAATAATCTGCAAATAAATATACATGATCTGTTTTTTTAAAAAGTAGATTTAATATAGTTTGTATTTCATTAGAAGGAATATCCATGTGATTTTTTTGATATGTTATATCTTGGGTTATAGTTGTAATGTGTGAACATAGAATTTTAAAGATACATTCTTTATAGTCAGATTGAAATTCTTTAGCTAAAAAGAAAAGGGTGTATATTCCTCCAATTCGGGTAGATTCTTGACTATTACCTAATAATTCTACGCCTTTTGCAAATCTGGTATTATTCTCTGATATTGTTTGTGCTTGTAGTTGTTTCTCTTGTTGTGTTATTCTTTTTTGATTTTGAGAAATATTGTATACAACGCCAAAAACCCCAAAAAGGCTAATCCAAAACATGAAAAAGTCTTTTATGTTTGTAATGCTAAAAGTATATAAGGGCCCAAAAGTATATCCCATATCTCCAATTATTATTAGTATAAATGGAACTAAAAATAAGCATACTAAAATTATCAACATATGGTTGTATATTATAGATTTAAATTTTTCTATCATGATTGTGATCAATTTTAGTGATATATTTGTATTTGTTATAGAGGGAGCAGAAGAAGTCTCCAGCCGTTAGTAGAATCTCTACCTTCCTACTAACACAAACATACAAGTGAACCACATGGTCGGGGGCTGAAAACCCTCTTCCACAGTTTACTCGCATTTTGCTTTTAGGAAAATAAAGGTTGCAAATATAGTTACTAATGGCAACATATCAAAATAAAGAGCTTGGTGAATCAAACGGAAAACTCAATCTGTTTGTAAAAGAATAATTTCAGTTTGCTTACACGACATTCAAATTGAACAATGGCCTTATATTGCCCTATTTGAATGTCGTGCTATTCTCAAAATAGTAACCTCCCCTCCTTCTTCTCCACCACCGCATTGAAAACACTTTTATAGGTCTCATACAACTCCTTCCGGCTTTCCGGCCCCGGCCAGTCGGCGAAAGACTCTCCAGCGAAGAATTTCCAAGCGAAGATCCGTTTGGCTTTTTCGGACAATCCTAACTTTTTATGAAACCTTATTCAATATTTTAGGATCATCAGCAGATTTCTTCAAAAAATCATTATTGATGACATATGCATCCATCCTTTCTGGAGGAAATGGGCGGAGCAATCTTTCAATGTCTGTTTTTGCTAGTTTCGGGTCTAGCCAACTTTCTTCATCCTCGATTGAAAGGATTGCAGGCATTCGATGTTTCGTATTGTGGATATAATCGGTCAAAGAATTGGCATCAGTCGTTATGATCGAGAACGTATTTACAACTTCGTCGGTAACTTTGTCTAGCCATAAGTCATAAACACCAGCCATCGAGAATATAGGCTCATCTTTTACGTATATGTAATAAGGTATTTTCTTATTTCCTTCATGTCGCCATTCGAAATAGCCAGTACTAGGTACAATACACCTTTTCTTCATGATCGGTTCCCGAAACGAGGGCTTCTGAAAGATAGTATCAGCCCGTGCGTTCAATGTCATGCGTTTTATCTCATCAGCTTGCTTCTTGTCCTTAACCCAGAACGGAATCAAGCCCCACTTGAAACTTTGAACCTCCGGATCTGCGGTTATAATCGGATAGTCAGGAAAAGTGAATGCGTTAACCCTGTATTGCTCTTGTTCCTCCAGAATTTTTTCAGCGATTTCTACCACGCTTAGATTCCGACCATAACGAGCCGCAAGTTCTTTCGCCTTTTTGGACATTGAGTTATAGAAGCACATATCATTTAATATTTATGATGTCAGACAATCTTGTAGTATAACAAGGGGATAGGAGCTCTTGTTTCAGTTTCCACTTCCTCCGGCCACCTTGTACCGCTAAAGTAAGATTATTCCTGTTAAATCCGCTATTCAATCGGTCTACCACTTTCATGAGCTTCTTTTGTCTCTCTCTATCCACGTTATCGAACATGTTTTGCTGGATCGCACTATCAGGAACGATATCGATGATAATAACCCCGGCTTTCTTGAAAAAATATCCTTTCCTATAAATGTTCCGGAGGGCTATCAACGCATAGTGTACGATCTCTGGCGTGTTGTTCGTTGGTACCGGTAGCTTGACCACGCAATTCTGGAAGTATTGAGGCAGATCTTCCCGGAAGTTATTCGTGTGGATGAATACCATGAGCACTTGAGCGCAGGATCTTTGTTTGCGAAGCTTTCCTGCGCAAATACTGGCGTAAGAGGATACGGCCTCTTCCAGTCCCTCAATCTCGGATATCGCCTCGCCAAATGCCCTACTGGTACATATCTGTTTCTTATCTGGGGTTACCAGCTCTAGGTCTATGCATGGTTCCCCGTTCAATTCTTTCCAAGTACGTTCACCTACGACTGTCATTTGTTGACGTACCCAAGCTTTAGGCATCTGGGCGAAATCGTATGCCGTGCTTACACCATATAAGGCAAGCCGTTTCGTGTATCGGTGACCGATACCCCATACGTCTCCGATCTCAGTCCGTTTGAGCGCCTCGATCCGTTTTTCTTCCGTGTCAATGATACACACGCCTTTATACCCTTTATATTTCTTCGCAAATTTGTTTGCGACCTTGGCGAGAGTTTTTGTCGGGGCAATACCCATTGATACGGGTATCCCGGTTCCTTTCGTGACAGCTCGTACTATATCCTCTCCATATTCTTTCAGGTCGTATCTCTCAAAACCGGAGAAATCCAGAAAACATTCGTCGATCGAATACACCTCAATGTTTGGAGAATAGGAGGAAAGCATTGTCATTACCCGGTTGGACATATCCCCATACAACGTATAATTGGATGAGAACACGCCAATACCATACCGCTCGATCTCGTTCTTGATCTGATAGGCTGGCACTCCCATCTTTATACCTAATGCTTTCGCTTCGTTTGATCGAGCGATCACACAACCGTCATTATTAGACAATACGACAACAGGGCGGTTATTCCAATTAGGATTGAAGGCACGCTCACACGATGCGTAGAAATTATTGCAATCCACGAGAGCGATCATTGTCTTTTCCTCCTGTTTTTCTTGATCGTGTAGGTGACGATTCCCCATACCATGAATTCATTATCTTTGGTGACCTTGATAGGCGGATATTTAACGTTGGAGGGCACCAGCCATGCGGCGTCCGATTCCAGTCTTACCCTTTTCACCGTAAAATCCCCATCGATAAAGCAAACTGCCAGATCATCGTCCATTAGTTCCAGCGACTTGTCGATCACAAGGATATCGCCTTCCTCAATGCCCTCGTCCTTCATCGAGTCACCGACAACACGGCCATAGAAAGTCGAGGTGGGATGCTTTATCAACTCTTTATTCAGATCGATAGCCAGTTCCATATAGTCTTGAGCCGGACTGGGAAAACCAGCGCGAATGCCTTCATCCGCATAGGGAAGAGGTAGATGGCTCTCCGCATCTACCTTGTATATAGTCAAGTTCTTTTTACTCATAAAAATGTTATCTCCTCGGTGCAAAAATAGGAAAACAATCTGTTAAGTTCATTGAATGCGTTGTTAAGATTTTAATTGTCAATGCAATAGATTTCGTATTGGATGGTTGGAGCGTATGTTTTTCAAAATCTTAAATATCAAATCTATGTTATCTAGCATACACAAGAAATGATAAAGCGTTAATTAATGTCTACCTTTGCGTTGTCGGTCGGGTATCGGCATACATAGTTAAGGTTAGGACGTCCGCCATTTTATATATAAGGTGGACGTTCTTTTTTGTATATCTTTACCGTAAAAAACAATGACGTTTGAAGAATCTATTTCTAAGCGTAAGCAAATCAAGAGTTACGTCATCGGCCTCCCGATAAAAGGAGGAAAGAAGATCACCTCCCTGTTCATCGGCTCCACAAATTGGGATCGTATGTGTGATTACATGAACATGCAGAATCTGAAAGGCCATGAGATAGCCCGGATCAAGTTCGCCAATGAGAGCTTTTCCGTATACGGTGTCTCAGTAGATAACTTAGGAAGCTATACTAATTATGGATTGGTGCTTCTTGATGATTTTGATAATTTGATAAGATGAGTAAATAGAAAAGCATAGCTTTACTTTACAAATACTTTACAAAAATATAGTATTATATATCGTATTATTCTTATTTATATTTAGTTAAATCAATAATAAGGAGTGGATTTAAATAAGAGTTTGTTATTTGTTTGGTCCGCATGTAGCTGTGAAGCTGGATGCGGATTTTT